CAGTTAAAGTTATATTATCTGTATCATATTTATCACATTCTTTTATTATTTCCTCGATAGCCATTTCTTTATAAGGAATAGCTTCCTCATTTTCTTGACAGTAAGAATATCTAGTATCACAATATACACATCTTAAATTACATCCCCATAATCTAACAAATGTAGTTAGTTCTCCTGTTCTTATTCCTTCACCATCAATTGAATTAAATATTTCAACTACTTTCATTTTGAACAGTCCTTTCAATTTTTTAGCATAATCTCTAGGATTAACTTTCTCAGGTAAACGTCTAGATCCTGTTAAATCTTTTTTCCAACATTTTAAAGCTTCAATCATATCATTAGCATCTTGTAAAGATTTAATATTTTTTAAATGTAAATTCTTAGGATCTTTATTCATTCGTAATCCTAGTTCTTCTAATAATTCTGTTTTAGATATATCTAAATATTTACAAATAAATATTCTATATCTAGCTATAATAGGAAACATAAAGATTAATTTTTCATTATCATCTTTAAATTCTCTCATTATTTACCTCTTTTCCAAGTAGCATGTGAATTAGCTGTTTCCCATAAATTAATTTCATATACATGAACATCTGGTAAATTTAATTCATTATGAATATAATCATCAAACATAGCTGCAAAATCACCTACCATGTTTTCAGCTGTTGTTGGATGAGGAAATATCATATATTCTAAATCATATTCTTTTAACACATCTAGAATCTTCATTGAAATTTCATCATCTTTCCATACCATAAACTTATGATCAGGTACTATTTCTTTTATCATCTTTTTTAAATCTTTAAAATCCATTACCATATCAAAGTCACCTACTTGAGGTCCTTCCAATGTAAGTTCTAATTTATATGAATGACCATGTAAATTTCCACAAGGTCCATCATATCTAGGCAATAAATGAGCTGCCTCAAACTCTTCATGTCTTGTTACTTTTATTAATTCCATTTTTATTCTCCTTTCTCTATTATTTCAGCTGAATAACCATCTTCACTACCAATGATTTCAACTTTGATTACTTTTATACTTTCATATTTTAAAACATCTCTTATATAAGATTCTAATTTAACCTTTAAATATCTAGCCATATTTTCTGATGTAACCATAAAAGGTAGTTCTAAATAAGGTACATCATATTTATGTAATACTTTAGCTATTTCAGAACTTATAACATCTGTTTTACAGTATACAAATTGATGATTAGGAACTACAGATCTTAAGGCTTCTTTTAAATCTTTATATTCCATTATCATACCATAATCATTAATAACAGGCCCTTCAACTGTAGCTTTAATTTTATAAGAATGACTATATAAACTACCATATTCATCATTGTATCCAGGTAATATATGAGCTGTTTCAAAACTTTCTTGTCCTGTAATTCTTAATATTTGCATATTAAATTTCTCCTTCTTTTTATATTCTAAATCTTTTCCGAATAATGTTATATATTTAGGTCTTAATATTTTAATAGCTTGTTTGCATTGTTCTCTATTAAATTTAGATACATGACAGTCTTCTATATTTAAATTCATTTGTGTAGCTAACCAATTATACATTGATGTTCTAGCTTTCTTTTTTGAACTAGAAGCTCCCCATATAGCATCTAGATACCTATGTACAGTATGTCTATAATGAGCTAAGCTTTTATACGACACATAAAACACACCTCCTAAAATATTATCTATATTTTATAACATCTTAGAAGGTGTAATATTTCTATTTATTTTTATCTTCTTTATAAATTTTAATCAGATAATATACTTGAACAAATATTAATATTAAATTAGCTATCCAGGTATATAAGGCTCCTATATATAACCCGTAAATAACAAAGCAAATACTACCTATCAAATTGATAAATCTGATTATTTTAATATTTTTAAAACACATACTTAACACAATTAAGATAGTTGCTATTAATCCTAAAACTTCCATTAATAAATAGTTTTATCTTCCTTATCTTTAAACTCTTTAAAAGTTTTAATAGTCTCATCTCTATCCATAGGAATTAAATTTAAAATATTATTACTTTCTTTATGATCTTCATTTTTACATATATCTTCTATATAGTTATATATAAAATCATCTCTAAATCCTATATCAGCAGCATCTAACTGAGTATTACCATAATATATTGTTTTTATATTAGCCCAAATAGTTGCGGATAAACACATCGGACAAGGATAACAACTTGTATATAATTCACAACCACTTAAATCATATGTGTTTAATTCTTTACAAGCATTTCTAATTGCCATTATTTCACCATGAGCTGTAGGATCATTATTACCTAAAACATGATTATTACCAGTTCCTACAACTACACCATCTTTAACAACAACTGCTCCAAAAGGTCCTCCATTATTTGTTAACAAATTTTGTTTTGATAACTCATCTGCTATTTGCATATATTTGTTCATATTATTCTACCTCTTTCATATTTCTTGTATCTTGTTCAATAGGAAATACAATCCATTTATCTCCTTTTTCTTTATACCAATAATCAGGTTCTATTTTAGCGCCTTGTTTATAATAATGAGTAGCTATTGTATATCCTTTTTGTTTCCAAGCAAGTGCAGTATCTCCGCTATCACAAATATCATCTACACACAAACAACCTACTGTAGGAGCTCCTAAATAAGGTATATTATATCTATTTGATATTATAGTAGCATATATAACTCCTCCTCTTGCAGGACCAAAGACTCCTGTAAATCCCTCAAAATTATTCGTATCTTTAGCTAATCTAGATATAAAATCTTCTACGTCATCCCAGGTTACATATTCTTTTACTATAGTCATTTCTCTCTCATCACGTAAGTTTCCCATCTATTTTGCCTCCTTTTTTGTTCTCAAATGTTTAACAAATTTAGCAGTTAATGGAGATACTATAGCTTCTACTGCAGTTTCAATACATGTAGTAAATAATACAAGTTGTCCAATTAATAACCAAGGACTTTCAATAGTTCCAGCAATTCCTATAGGTGCAAATGCTATTAAATAAAATAATCCATTATCTACAATTTGTCCTAATAAAGTTGAAAGAATTGCTCTGACCATAAATCCTTTAGTATTATTTTCATTTTTACTATTTACTCTCATAACATGCATAATTTGTGTATTAACATAATTACCTAATAAAAATGCTGTTATAGATGCAAGAGCTATTCTCCATCCAGTACCTAATACTACTGAATAAGATCCTTGAACAAAATCACTTGTTCCAGGTAATGCAATTGCTATCCAGCATAATGCATTAAATATAAGGTTAAAAATAGCGCTAGCTACAAAAGTTTTAATCGCTCTTTTCTTTCCCCATATTTCTGTTATAACATCCATACAGGCAAATACTAACCAAGAAATCATTGTTCCTCCTGTAGTTATCGCAATCAATTCTGTTCCAAATGTTTTTACAGCTAGTATATTTTGTAATACAGAACCTGCTATATAAAAAGCAGTTATAGCTACTAGCCAGTCTGTTAATTTAACATTTTTTAATTTACTAAACATATTTAATTCCTCCTAGTTTTTTATAGTTGGTTGGATTTTCATACAACTCTTTAATAAAGGTTTAATTCATAGATTTCAAGTTTTCAAACTTAACGGTCACTATGAATTATAATTTAAATATTATTCTGCATATTCTACAGGATCTGTAACTCCATTTGCTTCAAATGCTGCTTTACGATCTATACATGTACCACATGTACCACATTGTTTTTCTCCACCTTCATAGCAAGACCATGTTAATTCATATGGAGTTCCTAACTCTAGACCTTTTTTAACTACACCAGCTTTATTCATATTGATTAATGGAGCGCAAACAGTTACTTTATCATAAGTACCTATTTTAATTGCTTCATTCATAGCTTGATAAAATTCTGGTGAACAATCTGCATAAGCACGTCCAGCTGCATCATCTGCATGAGCACCATAATATACTTCTACTTCATCATCTGGAAAAATAGAAACAGCAAGAGCAGCTACACTTGATAATAATAATCCATTTCTAAATGGAACATAAGTAGATACCATACCTTCTCCATCTTCAGCAATTTGTTGAGCATAAGATTTATGTTTAATTTCTTCTGTACTAGATGCAAGTAATGAGCAATTACTAAATTGCATTACAGAAGATAAATTAACTTCATAATGCTCTAATCCATAAAACTCTGCAATCTTTTTAGCACATTCTAACTCTTTTTCATGTTTCTGACCATAATAAGCAGATAATGTAGCTACATTTTCCTTACCATATTTTTCTACAGCTATAGAAACACATGTTGTTGAATCCACACCACCTGAACTTAAAACTAAAGCTTTATTTGCCATCTTAAATTCCTCCCTTCATTAAAAATTTATAATAAGATACAAATACTAGATATATCTTATCTAGTATTTATAACATGTTATACCTGTTTATTTAACTCACTAAGTCTTTCAAAAGTTGTTTTATTATCTTTAAATTTTCTAATTACATCTACTTTTAAAGTATTATTAGCTAAATTATCCCAATAAGCTATATTACCTATTAATAATTTTGCTTTTTCATCAGTTCTATATAAAGCTTCTTCTTTTAATTGTTCTTCTGATTTAGCTTCTTCAGGTATATAATCAGTTACTTTCTGTGTAACCTTCATATTTGGAAATAATCCAGATCTATACTCTTTAGGAGCTTCTGGTTTAAATATTCTTTTATAATCTTCTTCTCTATAAGATCCATACTCATCATAAGTAAACCCATGATTAGCATTCATGCCAGGTGTAAATGAGTCACAAGATTCAAATGGATAGGCTGTCCATAATTTTTTAGAACTAACTCCAAAACCATGAACTTTAACATATGGTATACTACTATTAGCTATTATTTTAAAACAACGATCTAGAAATTCTATTCTTTGTTTTGTAGTTCTACCTACTAATCCTCCTATTGCTATATATTCCATTTTCTTTCCATTAGGTAGTGTATATTCTAAAGCTTGTTCTAACCATTTTAAAGGTTCTCCATAATGGAATGTATATAGAATTTTTTCAGGACATACAACGTTATTAGTCATATAAATATAATTTTGCCAAGTTCTTTGACAGCATTCATTATAATCTTTCACAGTTTTAGCCTCTACAGGAATAACATCCATTTGACCGAAAGTAGTAACATAGTCACTCCATTTATTTATCCAGTTAATATAATTTTCAACATATTGATCTATATCTAAAGGTTTAGATGACTTCTTATTATCATCCTCTTTTTGTCTTTTCATTTTAGCATCAGCATAGGCAGTGAAAGCACCTGAATCTATCATAATACTTCCTTTAGTTATGCTAAAACCATCTATTATCTTTTCATCAGGAAGATCTTTTAAGTACCAATAAGAGTGAAGGCTATTAAATTTTCTATCTCCAATATTTCTTAAATATGCTTCCTTTGTAGCTCCTGTTAAAAAGCCAGAAAATACATTATAAAATTTCACTTATTATCCTCCTCTCTATACTAGTTCATATTCCTTTCTTTCCTTATATATACCAGTGTTAATATAATCATTATATTGAGCCATTGATATATCATCATCCTCCGTTGTTACATCAGGTCCATACCAATAAAAGAAATATTCAACATCACATTTCATTGGTACTGATATTTTTTCAGCCCCTGCTTGTATCATTAATTTTGATAACAACTCTCCACAGCGTTTTCTATTAATAAAAGGACATTCTGCTATTATTTCATCATGTACTGGGAATTTCATTTTAAATCCTAAATCCTGTAATTCTTTATTTTGACCTACAAGTATCATAGCTCTCTTACTCATATCTGAAGCCCCACCTTGAATAGTAGAGTTAACACATTGTCTTAATGCTTCTGCTATATATCCTTGATTATTAATAATATCTATTCCTTCTTCTCTAGCCTCTTCTATTATTTTATTTCTTCTATATAAATTAGCTTTTTCTAATTTTTCAATATATTTATCTTTTATTTCTTGAGAAACTTCTTCATGAATATCTGATTTAGCTGTAAATAAAGGATTAAAATCAACAGGTCGTTTATCATTATAATGAAATTCATATTTCTCATCTTGAATATGAGTTAAATATCTTCTTCTTCCCCAAGCTGTTTCAGTATATCCTCTTTCTTTAGCTCTAGCTTGTGTTTCTTCAGTAAACTGCTTAATTAAAGGATATGCATTAAAGAAATCATCTATTAGTTGTTGAGCTTCTTCAGTAGTCATATGAAGCATTTCTCCAACAGAAGCAGTACCTCTTCCATATAAAATTCCTAAAAGAACACTTTTGATTTTAGTTCTTCTCTCTTTTCCTTCTTTATATGTAATATCTGTTTTCTTTCCATTCTCATCTAATTTAAACTCTAAACATTCTTCATATGTAGTATGAAAAGCTTCAGCTGCCATTGTACTATATAAATCTTTTCCTGTTCTATAAGCATTAATTAATGATTCATCTTGACACATATGAGCTAATATACGAGGTTCTTGCTGTGAAAAGTCACTTGACATTAATATATTACCTGGAGCAGCACCGAATAATCTTCTTAACTCTTTTGATTCTCCTTTACTTGGAATCTGTTGAAGATTTGGATTAGAAGAACTAAATCTTCCAGTAGCAGCACCATATTGGTTTAATGTTGTGTGAATTTTTCCAGTACTTGGTTCTATTTGTTTAGGTAAAGCTACTAAGAAAGCATCAATTAATTTTTCCATTTTTCTATAATCTATTAAAGCTTTAGTTAAAGGAGTATTGATTCTTTCTAACTCTTTAACTCCAGTACCTCTACCTTCTTTAGTTTTATATCCTATAATATCATAAAATAATATACTTAATTGTGCAGGGCTTGATATTGATATTGGATTATCTAATTTTTTATCATAATGCTTAATTCTAAATTCTTCAATTTGTTTTTCATAAGGTTTTATTTCTTCATATACTTTTGTTTGAGCTATCTCTAATCTTGCTTCATATTTATCTTTAAGCTCTTTTAACATTCCCATATTCATATTAATACCATCTCTATTCATTTTAGCAAGTATTGGCATTAAAGGAACTTCTATATTCTCAAAAACATATTTCATACCAGCATTATCTGGTTCTTCAAATTTCTTTTTCTGATATTCATATAATTCATATGTTATCAAAGCGTCTTTTCCAGCATAAATAGTAGCTATATCTAAAGGTATATAATCAAAAGTAACTCCTTTAAATAAACTATCAAATCTATTTACTCCTTCATCTTCTACTGCAATATATTTATTATATAAATATTTCAAGCCATGCTCTTCATCTTGTTTAAATATATTTGCAGCTATCATTGTATCCCAATAAGGATCAGGCATATCTTCACCTAAGAATGTTCTAAACACACCAGCATCAAATTTATAGTTATGATATATCCAATTAAAATGTCTAGTTCTATTCAATTCTTTTAGATAATTTCTTAAATCATCTTCAGGAATTTGACCTTTCAATTTCATATTATATAAAGCTGATTTATGATTAATAGGAATATATAAACATTCTTTACCATTACATACTGAGAAGCCAACTATTTTATCAGTAAAGAAATTAAGTCCTGTAGTTTCAGTATCTATACCTATTGGAGCATTTTCAGGAGTTGAATCAAAGAAATGTTTTAGATCATCTAAATTTGTTATACATTTACTAACATCTTTATAATTACCTAATTTCTCCTCTACAAGCTTTTTAGCGGTTTCAATTAAAGAAGAGATTGTCTCTCCCTTCTTTAATTTTATTTCTGAACCACTTTTTTCTTTTTTAGGAGTGGCAGGCTTTTTAGATGGTATATTTGCGAATAAAGCCATTATTATTACTCCTTTACATTATATTAAAATACATCAGCTGTTCTTCTTGTAGCTTGTTGAGCATGTTCTTGATTTTGAGCTGCTTGTGCATTTGCTTGAGGATCAAAATCATAATCATTTGGTTTAATAATGTTAATTTCAAATGGATCTTTAATTTCACCAAATTGATCTTTAGTCTTCATATCATTAGGAGCTTTCATATTAGGAGCACAAGTATATTTTGTATCTCTCATTGTTTTTCCTGTTCTACCAATAATAAAAGACTGACCAGATATTGGAGCTCCTGTTGGAAGATTTTCAAAAACTGGTAATAAAGTTTCTTTAACAAATGTTCCAGATTTTTTCCAGTATTGAATTTCATTATCTTCTTCTACATACATTGGTAATACTACTCTCATAACAGGATTATTTCCCATTGAGCACCATTTACACATGTCTGCTGGATCTCCAGGATTTCTGCTACAGTCTATTGTTGCAAATTTTTCTCCTGTAAATTCATGAACTACTAAAGCTGCATTCTTTACTTCATCAACAGTATTGTATAAAAATCTTACAGTCTTTTTATCTCCATCATTAAGTTTAAAGAATGAACTACCTCCTCCTACGTATTTGTCTGCATCGTCTAAACTAACTCTTGCCATTTTAAATTTCTCCTTTCTTGGCCTGTGTAATTTTTATTTTTTTAGGCCTGGGTGCCACCCTAAATTTTATTGGCTATATATTATAACATCTTATTCAGATGATAATATCTTATTTTCATACCATCTTTTCCATTCATTAAAAGATATAATTTGAACTTGTTTAAATTCTTCATAGGTTAAATCATTAACATCTTTTCCTTCTGGTATTAATGCTATATTAATGTTTTGTTTTTTGTGCTCTTGTAAAAAATTTCCTAATTTATATATTCCTTTTCTTCCAGCTTCATCAGGATCTAATCCGTAAGACATAACCTTTACATTCTATTTCTAATAATTGTTTATACTGTTTTTCAGTTCCTGTCCCAAGTAATCCTACTGCTTGTTTACCCCAACCTGATAAACTCCAAACATTAAAAGGACCTTCGACAATCCATAAATATCTTATAAATCTATCTAATTCATATAATCCATATAAAGGTTTAATCATATCTTGAGGATATCTATAACTTTTTGTTCAATAGATCT